AAAAATAAACCAAGCCTTATGATAAAACAAGGGAATAAAGTAATCAGTAATACGCAAATTAAAATATTATCAAGCAATGAGATAACAAAAGAAACCATTGAGAATGTTCTTACTGGCGAAATAGTATCTCATACTCATGATGGAACATATGTCAAAAAAGATGATCCTAGATTAAGCGACTCACGTCCAGCATCGGATGTTAGCGCATGGGCAAAAAATGCCACAAAGCCATCTTATTCAGCGTCAGAGATAACAGGATTATCCAATGTCGCAAAAACAGGTAGTTATAATGACTTATCCAATAAACCTACTATCCCTACTGTCGATGTCAACAAGGCTTATGTTGATGGTGCGTTAGCTACAAAGGCAGATCTTGTTAGCGGCAAGATTCCGTTATCCCAGCTGCCCGAAATCCCGTCCCCAATAACCGTTGATAGCTCATTAAGCTCGACAAGTACGAATCCTGTGCAAAGTAAGGTTATAAACACAGCGTTAGGAAACAAAGTTGATAAGGTATCCGGAAAAGGGTTAAGCGCTAATGATTATACTACAATCGAAAAAGACAAACTATCAAGAATCGGTTGGGTTATAGATCAAACTCCATCAATAGAATATGAAGAGGATAAGATTAAATTTCTCATACATCAAATAAATTCCAGTAGTGGGGCAACCAGCAACAGCTCATTTTATATTAATGGAGCAAATGGTTCTAAGTCTGGACTAATGACAGCCTCAGATAAGAATAAATTAGATGGCATAGCGACAGGGGCGAACAATTACATTCATCCCACAACATCAGGAAACAAACATATCCCAGCAGGTGGAGCATCCGGTCAGATCCTTCGATGGGGTTCAGATGGTACGGCTGTATGGGGAGCGGATAACAACACCACATATAGCGTGGTTGGCGCTAATGGAAGCACTGGTTTGGTAAAAAATGGTTCTTCTGTCACCAACGTTTCAGGTTATACTACTTGTCCTATTATTGGAGGTGTCCCTTATTATAAGGATACGACTTATACGCTACCAACAGCCACAGGGTCAATACTGGGTGGTGTTAAGACAGGTGCTAACATAACGAATAGCTCTGGCACCATCTCCATAACTAAAAGCAATATCACATCAGCCTTGGGATATACACCGGAGAAAGAATGCTTATTGATAGAATATATCGACATGGTAGGGGGCACAACTCCAGAAACCATAACAGAAACTCAATTCAATGATATTTGGAATGCCATAAAAAACAATGAAAGCATAAAGGTAAAATACAGCCAAGCGGATATCGGAGTATATATAACCGCAGATTGCGTATACGGGCTGTGTTACGGCCCAGAATTTGCCCAATGTATATTTGGTTCATTACACTCAGATGCCAAAGATATTATTATAGAAATTCAAAAACAAGATACAAAATATACGCTCGCTTGCAGCGCTGATAACGGTGTTATTTCCACAGATGGATCTAGTGATATGTTTTTAGCGAATGACGGAACCTATCGCTTTTTACCAAAAGTCTCAACAACGCAAAATGGTATTGTTAATGTCCTACCAGATGACGCTACGAAATTCCTTGATGGAAAAGGTAATTGGAGCACGGTGAATACGATGTTAAAACCGGGGGTTAGCGATATATTTAAAAGAATTGGAGACGCAGGTGAAGGGGGAACGGTCACGCAAGCGGAATGGGATATATTGGTTGCGGCTACCCCAGAGATAGATAAAACTTATTTCTTTTCCGTAACCGAAGAATTTATAAATGAAGGTATAGGAATGTGCTATGACAAAGGTGTCATAACAAGAACAACAAGTAGCGTTGATATGCTCATCAACGGTATATTACCTCAATATCCTCAATATTTAGTAGGTATGTCCGTGGATGCGACTACAAAAGCATGTAGCATGATCGCATACGCAAGCACGATAGCCGGAGGCAGTAATGGGTTATCGATCTCTTCTGTAGTGTCGGATGGAAATAATCCAACCTCATGCGGCTTAACTTTAAAAACCAACGGTGATGGATCTAAAGCATTGATGGATAACGGAAGCTATAAGCCTGTCAGCTCTGATTATATTATTGATTATTTGGATATCTCTGGAGGAACCGGAGAACAAACATTTACTATAACAGAAGCTAGATATAATGAAATCAAAACGGCCTTTGAAAACAAACGAAACATTATTTTATATGTGTTTGAAGGACTGGGGTTCTATAGGTTTACCAGTGGTATAAATTTTGGAGAAACATTTATATTTACCACCACCCATACTTCATTAGCAGGTAATAATAATACTCAAATTGATATATACACAATTGAACTAGTGATAGAGCTTCCTGTAAATACAAGTTCTAAAGTAACCTATAGGAATTATAATCGTGTACTTTCATGATCTTTGAAATCCAAAAGTCCACGTTTAAAGAGACATAAAACTAACAAGCGTAGTTTCAGCTAATCTTAATAAACTAAACCAAAACAACTTACGATGGATACGACAAAATTCAAATATGTCGTTGGAGAAGCCAAAACCAATGAAGTTTGCGACATTCGATTCTTTGATGCCGTAAACGAGTATAGTGCCAACGCATTCAACTCAGAGTTCTTATGGATAGAGAGCTACATAAAACCAAGCAAGATCAGGATCCTCATTAATAGTGAAGGTGGTTCTGTTTTGTATGGTATGAGTATGTTCTCAGTGATCAGAAACTCATCGATTCCCACGGAATGTATAAACGAGGGTCTAGCCGCCTCTATGGGTTCTATTATCTGGGCCGCAGGAGACAAATCTCTAATGAGGGATTATGCGATCCTAATGGTCCACAACCCTTTCAATACTGCTTCCGATCAAGACGATAAGTGCAACACCGAAGACGGATGCAAGACAAAGGCCAAAACCGAGGAACCTGATTACGTGAAAGCCTTCCGGCAACAGATCGAGATGATCTACATGAAGAGATGGGGGTTCAACAAGACCAAGGTAAAGGAGATCATGTCTGGCAAGGAAGATTCCGATGGTACGTTCTTCACGGCTGAAGATGCGGTTAAGGCGGGCATCATCCCAGCGGAGAACGTGATAAAGACCTCAAAACAGAAAATAGAGAAAGTCAAGAACGCAATAGAGGGCATTACAGACAGCCATATCCTCCAGAACACAATCACCTCTGTTTGCAATGAGCTATCGCTTAATGACACTCTAAATAAGGTAAATAAACCTTTAGATGATAGTATCTCTAATCTTAATAAAAACAAACAAGAACCTACGGAAGTAGAAAATAAAACCAAGACAAATAACATGGAAGAAAACAAGACTATTGATTTCAATTTTGGTGCTGTTGTCGCTTCTCTTGGTTTCAAGGAAAAAACAGAGGTCTCACAAGTCATGGCACGAATCACGGAATTGGTTGGTGTCGAGAATAAATTAACGGAGGCTAACAAGACTATCGATTCCTTGAAAATCGAGAAAGAGGGAGAGATCACCAAGAACCAGAACCTGACTAAAGAGCTAGAAAATGTTAAAGCAGAATTGAAAACTTACAAGGATGCTGAGAAAGAGGTTATGAACCAGAAAATCGCATCTATGGTCCAAGACGCTATTCAAGCCGGTAAGATCGAGGATTCAGCTAAACAGAACTGGATGGACATGGCGATGAAGAATTTTGATTTGGCTAAGGCAACGTTGGATTCTATCCCAGCCAGAGATAAGATCTCCACAGAGATTGAAAACGACAAGGATAATGTGGAAAAAGTGAAAGATAGTGTCCATACGGTAGAGGCTAAAATGGCCGAACAGGTAGAGGCTGTCGTTGGCAAGGACTTCACTTTTGGGTCACTTAAGTAAAAACAATAACTAAAACCTTAATAATTAATTTATGGCAAGTGTAACTTTTGCACAAAACTCATACGCAGGTGAAGTCCTAGAGGACCTGCTGACCTATACCGCCCAAGGCAATGATACCTATAAGGAGGGTTTGATCCATATCAAGAGTGGTATCCAATACAAATACACCCTTCCTTCCGTAAGTTTAGGTGAGATCATCCAAGATAACAAACCAACCCCAACAAGCCCGACAGATTCCAAAGGAACATACACGTTCCGTGAACGTTATTTGGAACCGAAGGATTTCATGGTTTATCTAGAGTTCAATCCTCGTGACTTCGAGAAATACTGGATGTTCGCTCAACCGGATGGTAATTTAGTATTCCGTGAGCTTGACCCGAAAGTACAGGCAACGATGTTACGATTGTTGATGGACAAGAAGAACGCCTTTATCGGGGACGCTATTTGGCAATCCGTAAAGGGTGGAACTGCGGCTATCACGGATACGTTGACAAAACCGACAAACGGCGTTGATCTGGGAGCGGGTTCCTATAAGTATTTCGATGGAGCTATCTATCGTATCTTGGCCAACCTAAAGGAAAGTATCAATGGAGAAACTGCGGTATTGGCTGGTAATACAGAATTGGATACTGGCGAGAAGATCGAATCTGCCATGTACACGATGTGGCAGAAATGTCCTTACCAGATCAGAAAGAACAATCTGGTTTACATCATGGACTGGGCCTCTTGGGACTTGTATGATCAATACGTAACATCCAAACAATACAAGTACAACGACAATACCCAAGTCAACAAATATATGTTCAAGGGTAAGAGAATCGTTCCTATCGTAGGCATTCCGGAGAGCACTATCGTTCTTGGTAATTTCAGTACCGGAATGGACTCTAACTTATGGATGGGCGTTGATTATGCCAATGATACGGAGGTATTGAAGATCGATCGTTTACAAGCCAACTCTGAGCTATACTTCTTCCAGATGAGAATGAAGATGGATGTTAATATCGTACGTCCGGCAGAGATCGTAGTTTGGACAGCGTATAAACTGACCGCCAAAGCATAAGACCAAACAATAACCAAAACCGATAAGGGGCGAGGCCAAGTCTCGCTCCTTTTTTTATATACATAATATTAAAATGGCAAGAATCAAGAAAGAAGCGGAAGAGATTACCGAAAAGTCTCTGCAAACCACAATTACAGAAGAAGCGCCAATCATTGAACTGACTGGCGATAAGATTGAAGGCATGGAAGAGAGCGCTCCCCTAAAGACCCTTCAAGAACCAACTCCCCAGATCATTCCAGATAATATCAACAAGATATTGAAAATGTACACTGGATACGAGGAACTTTATATTGATAATAAGGGTGGAGCTTATACGATCCAGTACCCGAACGCTCATTTATATCAAAATCCCTATCATAAAAAATAAAACATGGCAATAGGAACAGTATCTTTCATCAGAAAAGACGGCAATCTCACACCAACCTCTGTTGGTAACGATCATATCAGCGGATTGATCTTTGACATCCCAACCGATACGCAGATGCCCTCTAACGTAAAAATCGGGGACGTTATCCAGTTGTTCTCCGTTAACGAGGCTGTGACATTAGGTATTACTGAATTTGAAAAAGATAAATCAAACTTTCTCTATGGTATCCCTTATTTTCATATCTCAGAGTTTTTCCGCATGAAACCGGATGGGTCATTATATGTAATGTTCGCCGATTGCTCAAAGAACTGGAACGCAATCAAGACCATCCAGTCTGTAGCTAAAGGAGATATTAAGCAGCTAGGAATCTGGACATCACAAAACATTTGGTCTGTAGCATCCAGCTCAGAAGATGATTATTCGCTAAATCTAGTGGCCGATATCAATACGATCGCCGAAGAGCTAGCTAACGAGCACCGTCCGTTATCAGTATTATTAACAGCTAACTCCACATCCGCAGATTCCACGGGATCTATCAAGACCATTGATTTGGTAAAGATCCCATCTTGCATAGGAGATTTTCCACGTGTGACAGCATTGTTAGGGCAAGGTAAATCCGAGCTATTAAGACAAATGCAAATCGAGAACCCAAAGCACTCTTCTATCGGTTGCGTAGGCGTGGCCTTGGGTTGTGTAGCGGAAGCAAAGGTGTGTGAGTCTATCGCTTGGGTAAACCAATTCAACCTGACTTCCAAACATATGAGCGAGATCGAGTTCGGGTTCGGTAATATAGAACTTAACGACACTGGAGAGGATTTTGTCAGCATGTTGCAATTCGAGGCATTGGCTCCAGCACAAATTGACGAGATTGAGGAAAAAGGATATGTCTTCCCTATCAAATACGCAGGAAGAGCAAATGGTACTTATTTCTCAAAAGACAGGACTTGCTCCAATGGTGATTATAGGACCATCGCCAGAAACAGAGCCATCGATAAATCAAGGCGTGCGATTAGAAACGCCCTCCTTCCCTATTTGAACTCACCTGTACTGGTTAATCCTAAAACCGGATATCTGGCTGAGATCGAGATCAAGAAATACCAAAATGTTGTCAAGAACATCCTAAGCACGATGGAAGGTAATAGCGAGATCTCCGGATATAGCGTATTGGTCTCTTCAAACCAAAACATTCTATTGACCGATACATTAAAGATAACATACGCAATCGTTCCAGTAGGCGTGACATCAAAGATCATCGTAGAGGAAGGATTCGCTTTAACTAACGCTTAAAAACAACACATATGGCAGATAGTACTACGACACTTATTAATGGCCGTGCTTATGATTGGTCCATGATCGAGGTCAATTTCGGGTTCGCCTCATCGTCCGAGGCGATCTATGGAATCAAGGCCGTAAAATGGGAAAGGAAAAGAAAAGTAGAAAGCAACTATGGTATCGGTTCCCAACCAATCTCACGAGGTTACGGCAATTGGACATACACAGCCTCCATCGAGCTTGATTACGCCACGCAGGTAATGTTCCAAGAAGCTTCTCCGGATGGTACGTTGATGGGACTTGGAGAGTTTGATTTGATCGTTCATTTCGCACATCCAGATGACGGACGAACAGTGACAACCACCTTACAGAAGTGTATCTTCTCTGAGGATGGTATGGAAGCAAAACAAGATGACACGGATCTTTCTAAGGA